GATGTCTTTTAATGCTCTGCTGATGATGTCAAATGGTACAGCCATGATTTAACCCAAATTTGGTGTGAAAACTTGGGCAACCCAAGGCGGCAACACGGTTTTTTGTTCCATGTTGGCAAGCTGTTGCGCTAGGCGTGATTCTATGATATTTTCGCCGTGTTGGGTAGCATCTTCTTTAACCCAAGCAATCACATCTTTCTCGGTGACTTCGGCGTAAGGCTTGGTCAAAACAGGATCTCCAAATCGCCAATAACCTTCAGTGTCCACAGAATAGTCACCGTCAACAGCTTTTACATGATATTTGGCTTCTGTAATCAAGCCATCTGCGGCTTTGACTTCCAGAATTTTCCAGTTAAATTCCATATTTACTCCAATCAAAGACCAAAAGCCGCTAATTTTCCTGCCATTTTTTCAATCATTTTTTGTTGCTCTTGAATAGCTTTAACAAGCACAGGGACAAGGTTTGCATAAGCAATTCCCAAATATTCACCAGAATCATCTACCACCTCGGGGATGATCTTTTGAACTTCTTGAGCAATAAAACCGATTTCATTGTTGTCGTTGTCTAATCTGTTGTATGTCACAGGGTTTAACAACATGACTTTATCAAGCGTTTTATCAATAGAAACAATGTTTCTTTTAAGTCTTTTATCGGAACTGATAACCGTACCGACAGAAGTCAAAACGCCTGTACTTGGATTAAATTTGAGTTTGGTTGATGATGTGTATTCAGGCAAATTACCTGTTGTATTTGTTTTCCAAACAGGATAAACAGTCGCATTAGTTGATGTGTCATCAGTGGTTGCGGTATTTGTGGCGTTTGTTGCTGTGGTCGCTGTGGTTGCAGTTCCAGCGTTACCGTCAATACTTGTTCCTGTTAAGGTCTGGCTGGCGCTTGCTCGGTTAAGAGCAATCGCTGTCGTTCCAATGTAGACCGTAGAGTTACCAAGGACAGCGCTTGGAATTGTGCCTGTCAAGTTACCAGCAGTCAGACTAGTCAAAGAAGCGCCAGAGCCGCTAAACCCTGTGGCTGTCAATACGCCAGTAGAAGGGTTGTATTGGTACTTGGTGGAGCTTGTGTACTCAGTTTGTAAATTGCCGCTTGTAGCGGATGCAAACAGTGGATAACGAGTTGCATTTGTGGTGGTGTCGTCAGTAACTGTTGCATAAGCTGTGGGCGTTGACCATGTTGGAGCGCCAGAACCATTTGAGGTTAAGACTTGTCCAGTAGAGCCAGCAGCAGTAAATGCGTAAGCAGTACCAGTGCCATAGGGAACAGCACCAGCAGTAGGAGTAGCCGTTCCATTTGTACCGCCTCCATTAATGCCAACCACGCCCCATGCTGGCGCAGCGGTTGAACCGCCTGTCACCAAGGCTTGACCAGAAGTGCCGTAACCTGTTGTTCCACTTAATGCAGGAGTTGTTCCAAGGTTTGTTGAAAAACCAAGAGCACCTGAACTGTTGATTACATGAGCATATTGGCCTGTTGAACCCCAAGCAAAATAGCTTTTATATCCGTTGCCAGACCCAAAAGTAATGTCTCCATCGTGACCAGAAAAATAAATCCCGTTGTTGATGGAGTAAAAGTCAGAAGGTGTACCAGATGAGTAAACCGATGAGTTCATGCCAAACTCACCGTAATACGATGAATCTGTACCTATGTCGTTAGAGATAACGTAATTGGTTGAAGCAAAAGCAGATGTACTCTTGTTTTGAATAACAAGCTGGTTATATGAGTTGGCGGTTGTGCTACCAAAAGAAGCAATAGAGTTGGAAGCATTNAACGACAAAACTGGCGTTGTACTGGTAACAGAATTAGCCGACAAAGTAGTNAAGTCGCCAGATGAACGAGTGGTCGCACCGATAGACGCNCCGTTAATTGTTCCACCTGTAATCGCCACAGAGTTGGCNTTTTGGGTTGACATTGTTCCCAAGCCAGTGATTGCTGTATTAGGAATGGTCGAGGAAGCCGTAAAAGCGCCTGTACCGTTACCAAATACATATCCTGATAGGGTAGCCGCACCTGTGCCCCCAGAGGCCACAGGGATAGGGCTAGAAAGCCCTGAAATCGTCCCGCCAGTTATAGCCACAGAATTGGCGTTCTGTGTGCTCATTGTCCCCAAACCAGTAATGTCCGTATTTGGGATTGAAGTCACCGCTGTCAAAGCGCTCGTGCCAGTCCCTTTCACATATCCAGTTAGGGATGTTGCGCCTGTGCCGCCGTAGGGAACTCCGATTGTTGAAGCGTTCCATGTACCTGCCGTAAGTGTTCCAACGCCTGTGATGCCTGTGTAAGAGCCTGAAATCAATGAACTAGCGATAGTTCCTGATGTGATTTGCGAAGCAGCAATCGCAATCGAGGTCAGTGTTGCGCTTGTTACTTGACCTTGTGCATTAATCGCCAAAACAGGGACGCTAGACGCTGAACCATAGGTCGAAGCGGTCACGCCTGTGTTTGTGATGCTAAAAGTGTTTGACGCAAGGGTTAGCCCTGTGCCAGCAAAGTAAGTCGCAGAGCCTGAAAACTGAACAAACGTGATAGCTGTTGTGCCAATCGTGCCAGATTGTGCTGATGTAGAAACCCATCCAGTATTTGCGTTAGCCGACCCAAATACAGCAACCGTGTAAGCACCAGGCACTTCTGCCCAAACATCCATGTCTGTGGCACGAGTCCAAGCGCCCGATGCCGCAACATAAATGCCGTTTTGCGAGGCGGTAGTTTGATTTTTTACCAATACTCGGTCGCCAGCTTGCACCGAATAAGTGTCAATGGTCTGCAATCCCGACAGCGTAATGTTCACAGTCGTAGCGCATTTAACAGCTTGTTTAGGGTTTAAGCCTTGGGCAATAGCGTCAACGTAGGCTTTGTTGACAATATCTGTATTACCGCTTGGAGATGTGGTAATTTGCCCTGTTGTTGTCTGAATATTGGTAAAAACCCCAGTAGACGGGGTAGTAGCGCCGATTGTCGTGCTGTCAATCGTGCTGTTGGTAATCTGCAAGCCCGATTGTTGCGGGTTAACAGTAGCGTAAAAGGGCTGACCCTGCCCGATAAACGTATTGAATGAGTTATCAAGATTGAATAACGCCTGTACAGGCAAGATATTCTGGTCGTTTACTTTTGCGGGGTCAGCCATTTAAGCCTCTTATGATTGATCTGCCACAGGAGTGACGTACAGCAAACCAGCAGTAGCCGAATTACTGAGCGCAGTCATGTAAAAGGGCGCTTGCGGGGTTGCCAAGATCAAAGGTGAAGTCATGCCAGCAGGCAATACGTAGTCTCCATTCGTTCCGTCTGAGGGGAACGTAGGAGCACCAACGCTTGAAGTTGTACCAAACTTCACCGCAATAGGAGCAGTGCCCGTATTGAGGAATGAAGCAAAGTTCACTTGGTCGTTAGTGTAGTTACCAACGATCTGAACAGCAGAGTGTGCAGTGTTGGTCACAGATAACGCAACGGTTTGACCCGAATTGCGTTGTACGGTTGAGCCAGCCATGATTAAACCGCAGTAGCAGGCGCAGGGCCTTCCAGACGGGTAATCTGGATGACGTATTGACCACTAGCAGGCACAACAGAAGCGCTTGATGTCAAGTTGCCAAACTGGATTTGCAAAGTGTTAGCAGCAGTGCAATCGGCTTCAGCAATGATAACGCCAGCGGTTTGAGTACCAATCACACCTTGGACAACAATAAAATCAGTTGTCAACAAGCCAGGCACTGTGTAAGTCACAGCGGTGGTAGTGTTGGCAGCCAAAGTATTGGATGCGTTGTTAAGAGTGGGAGTGATGTAGAAAGTCTCATGGGCATTGCCACGAGTTACGGTCGTAGATGACATTTTGCGTCCTTTCAGAAAGACAAAGTGATTATACAAAAAACGCCCAATGAAGGGCGTTTCCTGATTGGTTTTTTTGCTATTTAAGCAGCAATCAAACCAAGAGCTTTCAATGCGGTAACAATGTCACCGATTGTGTAAGCTGTTGAGCCAGACGCACCTGGGAAGGTGGTGTTGGTGTACACAGCAGTAGTAGAACCAGCAGCAGTAGTGGTGGTGTTACCAGCGGAAGTGGGTTGAACCACAGCGGTAACGCCATAGAAAGACACTTTGCCACCGTTAGGGGCGATAGCCGTTCCGTCTGTGCTGTCACCATCAATCAGATAGTGAGGGCTGGTTGTAACGGCAGGGCCGTTGTTGGTGTAGGTGGTGGGGGTCAAAGCCATGATTATTTACTCCTTAATGAAGATTAGGCTGCAACACGGCAAGCGAGTTCGGGGTACAGAGGTGCCCATCCGTATAACACATCCAAACGAGTAGGAATACTATCGTTATTAATTGTATACTGACGTACTACACGCATGGACAAACCGATTTCTTTATCACTAGCACGACCAGCAAAATGTACACCTTCGGGTAACTCGAGGTCTGCAACTGCTAATGTAAAAGCATTACGGTGCATGATGATGTTCTGTGGAGAAACGACACCAGTTTGGTTAAAAGGAGTCACAGCAGAAGCGCCAGCCGATGTGATGCTCACGTTCTGGAATTGACCAGCGGAGATCACAGCAGGAGACACGGTCACGCTGTTACCAGAGATAGCTTTCACCACGAAGTTACGCAGTTTGTTGCTACCGTAGGCTTGACGGTTTTGGGGGTTGACTGCATAGACGTTAGCGATAGTGAATGTGTCGCCAACGTTAGGAGTGAACGTACCCGATTTAGTCAAGGTCAACACCGAGCTAGAAGCCCAACCAGAGGTCAAGATACCAGTGTCGGTAGAAGTGTTAATGGTTGCAGTGCCGTTGTAGTTGCCAAAAGTTTGGCTAACAACGTTTTGATCCATTTTCCAGTTCATACCACCAGAGTCACGACCCATCAGACCTTTACGGTACTGTTCGCCGATAGCTTCTTGGGGCACAAACAAACCTTTTAAGCTGTCCACAATGGTGGCAGATGTGAAAGGCTCAACGGTGCAAGAACGGCGACCATCACGAGGAGCACCTTCGCTGTCAAGGTAAGCGCCAGCAGTCAGATAAGTAATCAGACCAGTAGGAGGCGTACCAGCAGTACCAACGATGTTGGCGGTGTTCAACGCAGCCATAGACAAACCGTCACGGTCAATCTTGTTGGCGATAGCAGCCACAGCGGGTTTCAACACGCGGTCACTGAACATATCCAAGGACAAAGCCAAGTCTTGTGTAGTGAACTGTGTGTCAACGTGGAATTGTGTGCTCAAGGTAACGGGCACGCTTGTTTCGTTGAAATCTTCAACGTTCAAAGCAGGGCCAGTAGTACCAATGAAACGACCAGGGCGGCGGACGTTCACGGTGTTACCAATTTTGCCGCCAACGACAGCAAATTGGTCATCATAGTTACGGTCGACTTCCGAGGTGAAAGTCAATTCGTTCTCCAAGACCATCAACGCTTCGTTGGTGATCTTGGAAATGGTTAGGAGTTGGTTACTCATTTCATTTCCTTTGAATTAAATATGAACAAAAAAGGGTCTGTCAACGAATTCGACCTTGTTTTCGTGCTGCTTTCCACTGTGAGTAAGTTCCGTGAAATTGACCGTTTGAGTCAATAGCCACATCCGCTACTCCAGCCGCAGTGCGAATCGGTTGAATTGGCGCTGGCGCTTTACTTTTAACCACAGGCTTTACTTCTTCAGGCTTGGCTTCAAACCTTGCCTCCAGTTTCCCCAACTCTTTCATGGCGGCTTTTTCCGTCATACCAGCAATCTTTTTGGCGAGGTCTGAGTTCTCGGCTAAGTGATACAGGATTTTTGGGCCTACATCGCTCTCGAGAATTGCATCACGTACCGAATCGCTTACAACTACGTCACTTGATGCCACCATATCGTCAAAATCAGGCAGTTCTGCTTTGGCTTGCTGTACTTTTTGACCCCAAGTCTCATAAACTTTTTGTCGTTGGGCAGCAGCTTTTTCCTCAGCATCACGCCTATCTCGTTCCTGAAGCGCTTTTTCTGTCGAATACTCTGCAAGAGCCTTCGCATATTCAAACGCATCCTGAAACTGGCTAGGTTGCGGTTCTTCGTCA